ATGGTGTTGGATGCCATGTTAGAATACTGCGAGGAGGTAGAGCAATTTAAGGATAAAATTGAGGCTATAAGAGATGAAGTCAAAGCACAAGTATAGGGTAGAATGGCTAACGTACTTTGCCCAAAAGGATATAAATCCTCGCTCGGCTCTCAAGATATTTAGACCGGGATACGATAAGGAAAAGACTCGTAGAATGATGTCTCTATTTGTAGGAAAGATGATATTTGAGAGTGAAGACCTGGTCGATTGGAAGAATATTAAGTCAGCCATAGAGAGAACAAACGATAGAAACAATGGCAAAATCTTTTCGTAGCAAGACGTATATTAATAGAGCAGAGACCTACGCTAAAATAGACTTACTCCATAAACGAGTAAATAAAATCCTGATGCAACTCGGCTTACCCATCGAACCAAAGGTTTGGATATACTTTGACTTAGCCTTATTTCCAATGGATAGGAAGGAGAGGTCCAATATCCTCAAGCAGATTTTCAGTAAGTGGGGAACGGATATAAAACTCGAACACGAAATATATATACAAATGTTAGAAAAATATACTAAAAAAGTTTTGGAGGGATTTGAATAATGTATTACATTTGTAGAAATTAATTAGAAAACTTATAATTTATGTCAAACATAACAATTTCACCAAAAACGGTAATGCCGTTCATCGAGCCTCGCAGAGAGGAGATGATTAAACTAATGGGGGGCGAAGAAGTCCTAATGAGAGAGATGTCTTTCGCCATTCAAGCTGCTAACAACAACTCGGTGTTAGCGAATTCCAATCCACAATCCGTAGCAATGGCTGTCTACAATTGTGCGTTGACGAAACTATCTTTAAATCCTGTAATGAACTTGGCTTACCTTGTTCCTTTCAAGGGTAACGCTAAACTTATGCCTGGATATCAGGGGATGATTAAACTTATCTCTGACACAGGTATAATTAAGTCGGTATCTTCGGGAGTAGTTTACAGAGGGGATGAATTTGATATTGTCCAGGGGACAAAGCCAAGCATCATTCACAAGCCAAAGGGAGAGACGTTTAAGGTTGAGGACATCATTGCCGTATACGCTATCTTCACTCTGCACAACAACGAGACCTTGTTTGAGGTGATGTGGAAACCTCAGATTGATGCCATTAAGAATCGTTCTGAGACCGGTAGAAAGGATGTTGGACCTTGGTCTACTGACTACGCTGAAATGGCTCGTAAGACCGTTGTAAAGAGAGGATGGAAGTCTATTCCAAAGTCATCCTTTGCCCTTGACCGAATTGAGAAGGTTAACACAGCCATCGACATTGACAATGAGGAGTATAAGAATGTTGAGTACGTTAAGATGAGCGAAGAGCAGGTTGAGAGACTTCTTGAGAAGACTACAAACGTAGTAGAACTTGAGACTGCTTTATCAGATGAGTCGGTTATGATAGATCCGGATCAGAAGAAAGAGATTATTGAAAAGGCTAGAGCAAAAAACAAAGGAGGAGACAATGAATAATCCAATCAATTTTAACCTTGACGAATACCTTACTGGCAAGTACCAAGTTGTTACAGCAACATCGGAAGAAAACGTAAAGATTATTGCCGTTGAATTATCGTTAAAACAGCCTGTAGTTGGTGTTGTTAATGGAGATGTGGAGACATGGTTCTTAGATGGTTCTTTTATGGCTAATAAAGAATGCGGAATGGATATTAAATTAAAACTAATTGAAGAAAATGAACTTGTTAAATGAAATCTTAAAGGAACAAGCACAGGCCGCTACTCAGCGGTCTAAGGCTTGGTTTAATGCTCGTGTGGGTAAGTTTACCTCAAGTGAGATACACAAACTATTTGTACAGCCTCAAACGAAGGATGCTCGTGAGAAAGGGGAGTTGTCAGAAACTACAAAGTCATACATTATGTCAAAGGTAGCGGAGGAGATGACTGGTATAGAGCAGACAACTGATACTGCCGCTACTACATGGGGAGTAGAACACGAAGCCGAGGCTTGTAACCTATATGCCGAGTTAATGGAATCTCGTGTTGATACAGTTGGATTTATACCCTACGGAGACTTTGCAGGTGGCTCTCCAGATGGTATGTGTTCTAGATTTGGAGTTATAGAAATCAAGTGTCCTTACAACTTTGAGAACCATGTACAAAACTTATTGTTGGTTGATGAGTTTGACTTGCTAAAGCAGAGAAAGGCTTATTGGTGGCAACTTCAGATGAATATGGTTATTACAGGAAAGGAAGAGAGTATGTTTATATCTTACGATCCAAGAATGGATGGTAAAAACAAGATGTCAATAATTCCTGTACATTTACAACCTGATTCCAAAGACCAATTGGATGAGGCAATAGATAAAGCTGTTAAGTATAAAAAGTTATTAATAGAAAAACTATCCAACCGATGATTTTAGATGACCATAAAAAGCATCAGATTATTGCAAGTGTTTTACACGCAAACTGTTTCATCATCATATCTGACGAGATTGGACCTCCCTTTTGGGAGAAAGAAGTCAAGATGAAAGGTAATCAGTTTGTCAAAGCTGTAGAGAATAAGTATAAAGTATTAGCCTCTGCCCTCTTTCAAATAGAGGGTGGGGACTATTACAATAAGGCAGCAGTAGACACAGAAAATCTTATTAAAGAAATAGCAAACACACCTTGGTTTGCTTACAATGACATAATTGAAATAATTAAAAAATACAAACATGATAAACTTATTGAACAGCAAGCCGAGTTGGAAAAGTCTGCTGACTCGGGAGAACCTTCTAATACTTAGTATTGCCATTATAATAGCCCTTTTACTTATTACTGCCGGTATCGTTACGGAGAAAAAGAAGTTCGAGGAAATGAATAAATTAAATGCAAAGCTATTGAGACAGACCGACTCACTTATGAACGTGCAGAGACAAGGTATATTGAACGATATTAAGTCTGCTGAACTCAGAGTAAAGGTCATAGAAAAAGAGATACAAATCATAGAAAAAAAAGAAGAACAACAAAAATCAGATTATGAAAAAGACATTTCCATCATTAATAATGCTAATCCTACTCAGCAAGTCATTATTCTCTCAACTAACATTACCAAATACAAGGATCTTGATAGGCAAGGATACTTTAACCTGCCTAAGTGACCAGGAGGTAAAATTAGTTAACAAAATAATTGCTTCAGAAAAGTTTTACCATAACATTTACGGCTCTCATATTAATAGAATACAATTGCTTGAGAATAAAGTAAAGGAAGTTGAGGACATATCCAAAGGCTATAAGACTGCCAACGATATGTGTGAGCAAAGGCTTTTAAACCTTGAGGCAATTAACACTAACCTGCAAAATGATTATAATGACTTGAAATCCGATGCAGACAATTTGCTTTGGAAAAAGAATACATGGAAAACAATTTCAATTGTAGGTATTCCAGTTTCATTTGTGGGTGGAATAATATTTATAGTAACAAACAAATAGAAAAATGAAAACACTTTCAGACAGAATTAAGTTTATTCCAATCGAGGAAGAAATTGTAAAGTCATCAAATCTTGACACATCCTTTATAGGAAAAGAAATTATAGGAGGAAAAGTAATTGAAGTAGGACCTAACATCCGAGAGGTAAAGATAGGTGACTATATTAAGTTTAAAGGCAATGCCCCTGTATATATTCAAGAAAAGGACATTAAATTAGGTTTTATATCAGAAGTTGATGTATACTTGACCATTAGAGAAAATGAGAAGGGTTAAATATTGGAACGATATATTTATTGAGCAGGGTGCTTGCTTTACATGGATTGATGAGGATAGGCAGACTATCCACTTCAATGGAGCAAAGGAAGGATTATTTCATCAATGGGCAACCGTATCTGGTGATACAGTAGCAATAGTTGAAAATTATGAAGGCCAAATTGAATTAGTTGAGCCATCCTTCATTAAATTTATACCCAATAATAACACAGATGCTCCCATATATGAAGCTCTATCATTTATACAAGATCTTGAGTTGAGGCATAGAGTTGTAAGTGTGTTTAATAGAATGAATGAGTACCATTAAAGTTGATATAAAGCCCCTATCTATAAACCAAGCATTCCAGGGAAGAAGGTTTAAGACAAAGGCTTACACTAATTATGAAAAGTCGTGCCTAATGATGATGCCAAGGTTGAGGTTTCCTCAAGGTAAAGTCTCTCTCCATATTAGGTACGGCTTTTCTAATAAGGCATCAGATGTAGACAACCCAACTAAATTGGTGTTGGATATGATGCAGAAGAAATATAAGTTTAACGATAAAGACGTATACGAAATCCATCTCTACAAACTAATTGTCCCCAAAGGAAAAGAGTTTTGGGAGGTAACCGTTGTCCCCTTAGAAACAATTTAAAACTATGGAAAATAAATTAAAACAAGTAACAGATGTCGAGGCTATCGATATCATCAAAAACAACTCAAATGTAATTGTAGACTTTAGTGCTGATTGGTGTGGACCATGCAAGCAATTGTCTCCGGTATTAGAAGAGTTTGCAATTAACAATGAAGATGTAGTTGTTCTTAAACTAAATGTAGATCTATACCCAGAGTATTGTGCTGACAATAAGGTCAGAAATATTCCTGCAGTCCTTTTCTTTAAGGATGGGGAATATAAAAACAGAGTTGTAGGCAAAGTACCTGAGAGTGTATTGAAAGAAATGAAAGATAAGATTTTTTAATTGAAACCAAAACCAAAAAAGGCGGTTACTTCAAACGTGGAGTGCCGCCTTTGCCGTTTCTAGCCCTATTCTTTGACTGAATCTCAGACACTATCTTACCAAGTCTTGTATGGCTTTTATCCTTGCCATCTTTATTACCATAGGTCCCTGACTTACGATTCTCTTTGTTCAACTCTGAACGATACTTACGTCTCTCGTTAGTAGAGTGATACTCTTTATTATAGGCGTTCTTTTTCTCCCTCGCTTCCTTATGAGTTTGGAAATACTTTGCTGACTTAGATTTCCCTGATTTAGATCCGGCTAATGAGTTTCTCATGTCACAAATATAGTGTAAATTTGTGACAATGGTTATACATGAGATACAGCAAATACTCTGGGTAGAGACTGAACTTGGAGATGGGATTGCTTTATTTCTTATGGACTATGGTATGCAGAATAATACTGTATGGGTAGTGGCTCTAGAAAACACAGGAGAAATAAAACATTTTGATTCCAATCAAATTAAACTATGTAAAAACCACACTATAAACCTTCGGACAAATAAGACTTTTTAAGAAGATCATATAGTTTAAATACATATGCCCATCTAGAATCCTTCTCGAGTAATTTATCTCTAGACATAGAGTGCCAATCCATATGGTATTGAGCATTGACAAATATTATGTTTGATGGATTTAATCTATACGCAGGAAAAGTTCCCTTGCCTAATATATGAAAACATATCATGTGAGAGAATTCTA